GATAAGAGCATTTGTATGGATGCTGATGATACTACCCACAATAGGGTATTTCATCCTGGGAAGGCTAAGCTCAATATTTACAAGTACCTCGACAAGGGTGCTTACCTATACCTCGATGTGGATGTTATCTGCATAGCTCCATTTGGGGATATAGTAGAGAACTGCGAGAAGGCTAAGGGGTATTATTACATTTTACAGAGTGGGCACTTATGGGCATCTGAATCCGATATACGGCACTACAACGGCTTATCTGCCGATGCTGTTATCTACGGAATGAACTCTTCGTTTATGTTTATGAGGACTGGCAAGGAGCTGACCAAGTTCTTTGATAGGGCTATGAAGGCTATGTTTGAGGGACTTCCTGCTTCCAATCTTTCGATGCCTTGTGGGCAGTCCTACCCAGATGAACTTGCGATGACCGTTGCTTGTGCCGACTTGAAGGTAAATCCATACCTTGACTTTGGAGACCCGATTAGGTTCTTTGGAAGAACTTCGAACTATGACCAAGAGATAGGTGGGGCAAGGATGGTTGCTTTATTTGGCCCGAAGGGGATGATTCCATTAAAAGCCATTGATAGGTGCGACAAAGTTATGAGGAATGTCTGCGCTACTTTCTCTATGGCTCATGAGTACAAGATACTTCCTCTTATGAAGGGCAAGTACGCCAACAAACACCGCCTTGTTGAAGGTGGTATAAATCGTGGGTAAGCAAATTAAGATACGCGCCTTTTCTGATTGGGCAACTTCCTTTGCCCTCCACGATAAGATTATCGACCAATTTATGGGAGTGAAGCAACTTCGAGATACGATGATGTTCGTAACCGATGACTCCTATGACTATGCGGTAGTCTTTGACCACAAGGGAGACAACGAGATACTTACTCCGAAAGACCGCACTCTTGGCTTTATAACTGAGCCACCTGATAGTACGCATTTTGATAGGCTTTTAAGCGATTATTGCCTTAGAGTGTACACTTGTGGCTCTGCCGAGAGTTATGGCCTTAGAGGCGATGTTAGGCACTTTCCTATGGGTGTTTTCTACCACTTGGAAGGTGAGATAGAAGATTATATGGTTTTGCCTCCCAAAACGCATAAGTTGGGGATGGTTTTGAGTGCTACGAGTGGTGGCTTTTACGATTATCGGATGAATATTGCCAAGGCGATAGCAACGAGTGGCATAGGCTCTGTGTATGGCAGGGGCTTGAACTTTAAGGGCGTGAAGGGAGAGTTATTCAACAAGGCTAACGGCTTGATCCCTTTTGAGTTCTCGGTTTGTATGGAAGGTGGGATATGGGATGGATATATGTCTGATGAGGTCTTGGATGCTGTTTTATGCTCTTGCATACCGATTTATGTGGGTTGTTCTACGATTACCGCCTATGTTCCATTTGCGATACCGCTTGTTCGGTATGACAATCCGAAGGCGGCTATTAAGGAGATAGAAGATATTTTGGCGAGTGTAAAGTACGAGGAGGTTTATCCTCTAATTTTGTCTTGGAAGAAGAAGTATCTTACCAACTACAACCTATACGAAAAGATAAGAGAGTTTATATGCAGCAAGCAATCGACATTGTAACCCAATCATTGAAGGACATTGAGGACATTCTGATAGTCGAAATAAATGCGAGGGATGGCTCGGTTACTAAGAAGTTGGCTGAGATACCGAGTTCAACTGTTCATTCTTTTGAGCCTTACGCGAGTAAGGTGATACCTAACTTACCGAGTAATGTGATTATGAATTACAGCGCGGTTATGGAAAAGGATGGAGTTACGAACCTGTGGATTCCAATGGATGGTGAGCGGTATGCATATAACAGGACTACAAGTTATACGGAGGCGATGCCTCCTTCGGTTACTTACCGAAAGATGATAGAGGTGAAAACTGTTTCTCTTGAATCGTATCTTAGGGGGTATGGGCATACTTACATTGACTTGCTTTGGATTGATTGGTATGAATCTGAGGTGGGTGTTGTAAGGAACTGCCTTGCTTCGGTGGGTTCTACGAGTTTTATGTTCGTTAAGTGGGGTAATTTAACCGATATGTTTGGCCGGCCGAGGATTGAGCCTATCTTAAATCTGATAGGGGATGATTGGGATGTTATTGCCACATGGGATAGCGATGTACTGCTGGCTAATAGCCGTTTTGTAGAAAAAACAACAAATTGAGTTATTACTACCTTTGTAGCATAAACTTTACGATATGTGTAAATGTAGAGGAGGAAGAAGGGGAGGTTCAAGATGACTCTTGAACAAGCCTCTGAGCTTCTTGAAAAGATTTCTAAAGAATACGCTACCTACGAGACGAAGAAGCGTTCGGACAAGTATTACATTCCGAACTTCTATCCTACCTATCGTGAGTGTGTAGAAATGGCTTCGAGGCTTAGGGTTCACTCGGACTATGATGCCTTCCCAGAAAAGTTATTCCGTGAGAAAGCTCCCAATGAGTTGCCCCACGAGTTCAACTACCGAAAGAACATCTACAAGCCGATAACCGTTCCTTATTTCCACAAGGCGGTTAATGTGGCTGGTCGTGTTTGGAACAGGCAGAACTACGAGATTAGGTATGCTAATGTTGAGCAGGAGCGGTATTTCAATCAAGAGTATCCGAGGTTTGGCAGTATTGAAACCTACTTTCAGCAGATAGTAACCTTCGTTACCTTGACTGACCCCAATGCTGTTTTGGGGATTATGCCAGTGAACTTACAGTATCTGGAGGATGGTACTTTCAATGATACGATTGAGGTAACGCCAACGGCACATTGTTTTAAGAGCAAGAGGGTATGGGCTTGGAAGGATGAGGAGTATGCCATTATCCGTGCTGATTACAGCAGTAAGGTTACGCTTGGCTCTGATGGCTCGAAGGAGGTTGAGGATGGATTGGTCTTTTTCATATTTGACCGCAACGAGATTCAAGTAGCCACTCAAGTAGGCAGAAAGAGTGATTACATATTCGATATAGAATTATACTACCGCCATAACCTCAATCAACTTCCTTGTGTTCGTTTAGGAGGGATTAGCGTTCAAGAGGATGGCGATTACTACTATCAATCGTTTTATACGCCTGCTATCCCTGCCCTTGACCAGGCGGTTAATGACTTCTCTACTTTACAAATGAGCAAGTTTTCTCATGCTTTTTTGCAGAAGTGGGAGTATGTCGATGAGTGCGATAAGTGTAATGGAAGTGGGCAGATTGAAGAGGCTTTGGGCTTTGAGGATAAGGTGGCGATTGCTTGTTCGAATTGTGGCGGCACAGGAACGAGGCGAATGTTTGGGCCACTTTCTGTCTATCAAATTCAAGCACCGAATAGGTTTACAACCGAAACCGAGACCAAGATACAAGTCCCTCCTGCTGGCTTCATAGACGTTAAGCACGAAATTCTTGACTTCTTAAACAAGCAAGTGATAACCAATATTCAGATGGCTTTCGAGCTTTTGTCTATTGACGTTATGAACAACGAGAAGATTAGCGGGAGGGAAACGGCAACTGGTAAGGCTATTGACCGAGAGGAGTTATATAGCTTCCTTTTGAGTTTCTCTGCTGTGGTCTTTTCGGACTTTGAGTTCGCCATCAATATGATAGGTCGGATGCGCTTTGGTGATTCTTGGCAGTCCCCTGCTATCCGTTACCCTCAGAACTTCGAGATGAGGACTGATGCCGAGCTTACTGCCGAGATTAAGGGTGCGCCATCGTTCTCTAAGGCTATGTTGGCTCAGCAGTACTTAGACACGAGGTTTCCAATTGAGGAAACAAAGAGTGCCATCATGAAGCTATCTGTTAAGGTTGACCCATACTTTAATTTGGATGCTAAGGAGGTTATGTTGCTTGTGGCTGGTGGTATGATTGAGAAGTGGGAAGGCTTAATGCATTTTAAGGTGGAGTCGATTATTAGGGATTTGGTTTATGAGGATGAGGGCTTTTTGGCTTTGGACTACTTAGAACAAAAGAAAAAGATTGAAGAGGTGGCTAAAAGGCTTGTTCCCAAGAAAAATACACTACCTTTGAGCGACAATATGTCTGCTTATGGCTTACGACAAAATAATAGAGCTTCTGGACGAAGTACCGCAGGAGATAGCTCAGAGGAACAAGGAATCGGAGAATAGGTTTTTTGAGCTTATCCTTCTTTTGCTTTCTCGGTTTAGCTTCGATGATGAAGGAAATGTAGAGCAAACTGATGCCAACTACGCTCGATTCAATGGGATGGTAGATGACATTGAGGAGGCTTTATACGATAGTGGGTTTTCCGATACGATAGCCTATTTTCAGCAGAGTGTTGAGCAGGTGAAGGGACTTATTGAGGGTGAGTTTAACTTATCCGATGAGAGCGAGATGCTTCGTGATACTTTGAATGCCGGGCAAGTGGAGGTTGAGGGGATTGCCGCAGAGGACATTCGTAGTGCTTCAAGGGATATTTCTACCGAGATAGCGAGCCTTATCGTGTTTTTAATTGTTGCTGGTTCAAGTCGTTCCGCCATTGAGGATTCTTTGGAGGAGTTGATAGTCGGCAATAGTTCTAAACTTGGTGTTGTTTCCCACAATACGAACACGAGGTTTGATTCTGTTTTCTCTGCTGTGGTTCGCTCGTATGCCTATTCGATATACACGCTATTGGGCTTCAATGAGTTTAGGTATGAGGGCGGATTGATACAAGATTCAAGACCTTTCTGCGTTGAGCGCAATGGAAATACTTACACTACCGAGCAAGTTAAGTCTTGGGCTGATTTGCCTCAATGGAGGGGTAGAATGCCAGGGACTACCAAGGAAACGATATTCTTCTATTTAGGTGGGTATCGTTGCCGCCACTGGCTTGTCCCCATTAAGAATGCTGACCAACAAAACGCTTAAACCTTAAAACTATGCAAACAAAAAAGATTAGAGCCATATCTCGCGGAAGTGTGATATGGATTTCTGAGGCTACGGCTAAGAACGCTGATTTTCTGAAGAAGTACAAGATTACCATTGATGACGCTTCGTTTCAGCCTGTTGAGGCTACTGTGGTTCAGAGGGAGGTAATTCCTGCTGGGCTTCCAGAGGTTGAGGATATGATTGAAGAGAGGCAAGAAACGGATGTAGAGTCTTTGGATGATGAACCTTCCGAAGAAAAACCAAAGAGAACGAGAAAACCTAAAACAGAAGAATAATGCCTATTGACCACAAAGAAATGTCTAAGTGGCTCTTTGACAAAGAGCAAGAGTTTGAAACCTTAGATGAGTTTAAGGATTTATTGGCTAAGAAGTATGTTAGCCGTGAGGTAGCTGCGGATGATGAGGATATCCGCAACAAGGTTACTGGCAAGACGCTCGGTGCTTTGGAGACTAAATTCAAGCGTTCATTTGGCTTGACTGAGGATGAGGTTAAGGGC